ATATAACCCAGCAATAACGTTACTGTTCCACGTTTTATTAGTAAGGGTGTCTGTACTTGAGTCAGTTATTAAAGTACCTGATAGTGGTAGTGTAACACTTGTAGCAGCAGAAGAATTGAGAGTAGTAGCAAATGATGTAGTTAAGTTACCACCAAGAGTTATTGTTTTACCCGAATTTGAAACACCTGTGCCACCATATAACCCAGCAATAACTGCACTATTCCAAGTTTTATTTGTTAATGTATCTGTTGTAGCACGACCAATCAATGTGTCTGTAGAAGTTGGTAATGCAAGTGTCCCAGTATTTGTAATCGAAGAAATAACTGGTGTTGTTAATGTTTTATTAGTAAGAGTATCTGTCGTATTACGTCCAACTAAAGTATCCGTTGTGGCTGGTAGTGTTAGCACAGTTGTTCCAGCTGTAGCTGCTGGTGTTATTGTAACAGTTCCACTTGTACTTCCTTGTAATATTAAAGCTTTACCAGAAGATAATTTAATACCTTGATTAAAGTTCCATGTTTCTCCTACAGTATCACATGTGATAGTTCTATTACCGATACTACCATCAGCCATCAAAACAACTCCACCACCATTAGATAAATTACTACTGCTACCAGTACCAGCCATAGTAGGTGTACTTGTAACTGTTTGTGATGGTGTTACTGTGTACGTTCCAGTTGCTCCAGTAGCAGAAACATAAGCTGTTACTCTGGTTCCATTTGTTACTCCAGTACCTGTTATAATAGTACCAACAGATAAAAATTGATTAGCTCCCATAACAGTAACAGTCAATGTTGTACCAGTAATACTACCAGTAAACGCACAAGGACTTGCAGCAAGATAAATTTTTGGGTCTGCTACTTGTTGTGAGGTAGCTGATGTACCAGCTGCATTACCTGTCCAAGAAATGTTACCTAAAATAGTTAAATCACCAGTAATTGAAGCATTTCCAGTAGCGTTTAAAACACCTAAAGTACTTGTTCCTGACACACCAACAGTATTTAAAGAACTTGCTCCTGTTACAGAAAGAGATGCTAAAGTACTAAGTCCAGAAGTACCAAGAGTATTTAAAGAACTTGCTCCTGTTACAGTAAGAGAGGCTAAAGTACTAAGTCCAGAAGTACCAAGAGTATTTAAAGAACTTGCTCCTGTTACAGTAAGAGAGGTTAAGGTACTTAGTCCAGATACACCAACAGTATTTAAAGAACTTGCTCCTGTTACAGTAAGAGATGCTAAGGTACTAAGTCCAGAAGTACTAAGAGTGCTCAAAGAACTTGCTCCTGTTACAGTAAGAGAGGCTAAGGTACTTAGTCCAGAAGTATTAAGAATCCCTAAAGAGCTTGTACCTGAGACAGTAAGACCTGTCAATGTACCAAGACTTGTAATACCTGTTTGAGCAGCATTCAGTGTTACTGCATTACCTGAAGATGTAACATTTCCTGATAAGGCTGGGATTGTTGTACAGGTAGTTGAGGTAAAGTTTGTAGCTGTACCCGTTATATTAGTTCCAATTAATGTTGAAGGAGTACCTAAATTTGGGGTAATTAATGTAGGCGAATCTTGTAAAACAACAGAACTGGCAGCAACTCCAGTAATAGAGCGTGTAACAATTTTTTTGTTTGAGTCTGAAAATAAAGGTAGAGATGCTGTTAGTGAGGATATTGCAAGAGTACCAACAAGAGACCAATCTAAAGTTGAGGTAGAAAGGTGGTATGGTAGGATTGCTCCAGCTACAATTTTAAGGCTTGTTATTGAATCGTCTGGAATTTCAACTGTACTGTTCCCATCGTATGCTATTTTACGATCAATCAAACTAAGAATTTCTTGAGTCAAAAATAAGTTCTGTGTAGCTGCTCTATTTAACTGCAGTGTTGTTAGCTTAGATCCAGGAACCCAAGTAATCAGAGGAACATTACTGACAGTTTTACGCTCAACTGTTATCTTTTCTGTTGCCGTAATAGGAGGAACACTTACGCTAAACCCTGAAGTAACATAATTATACACACCAGCACCAGATGTGGGTAAATATACACTAGTGATTGTCTTTGTTGTTTGATTAAATGTTAGCCGAGTGTTTGGTATTTTAAAAATCTGTCGTTTATGAAAAGGAGATACATTACCTGAGGCAAGAAAAGAAGCTAATGTATTTGCACTCCCAGTAAGTTCTGTTGCAAAAATACGTTCAACAACAACTTGTGAATCATGGGGAATACTGTCTAATAATGGAATGGTGTTATAATAAATAGGCATGCTTGTAAAAGATGCCGTCTCTTGTGTAACACTAGGGTTAATATTTGAATAAGTCATATTGTAAATCCTTTTAAATGATTGTGTGACGAGCTTTAAATTTGCCTATAAACTCAACATCTATAATATTCATAGGGGTAATATAATCAGAAGTAAGTTTTACATTAACACTTTCTGAATAACCAAAGATTTTTGTTAAGAATTTTCCTGAATCTTCAATGGTTGATAATGATAATACATTTTCTCCAGTTGTAAAATCAGGCTTAAGTGCAGAGAAAGAAGAGATAATGGCGGTTCTTCCTCTATGAGATACTTCTATATCATAATTACCTGTATTAGCATGTTTAATTTTACAGCTGCGGAGATTAAGAGTACCATTATAAACTTTACTGTCAAGATCCCTGACAAATACCTCACTTAATTCAATAGTTGTTTTATAAGCTATACCAATATATAGCTCTCCCCCATCTTTATCATACTTACCTAACAAAACAAACTTAATATGGTCAGCTTCAACAGTTGCTTTGAATGGAAAGTCAGAAAAGATTGTACCTGAGATATCATCTTGAGATGTTGTAACAAAAGTTTGAGATGCTATTGTTAATGCGCTGTTTGTAGTGTATGTTCCAACGCCTCCAACACCTGCTGCAATACCTGTAATTAGAATACCTCCAGCAGGTAAACCAGCCCCAGTAATAACACTGCCTACTGTTATAACATTTTGTTCAGATGTATCAGTAACAAACAATAATCCAGCTCCTAAGGATGCTGTTATTGAATAGCTTGTAGGCATATCCCAATTTTCACCAAGAACTAAGAATAGATCGGTAGAAAAACCATTAACAATAAACTTTGTGAATATGCCAACCTTAGGAATTTTAATAGTTGTTTCATTTAGTAAATAATCATAAGATGTATTTGCATAAGAACCATATCCCTCTATACCTACACTCATCTTTGTAAGATACATATTATCAATTCTAGGAATAGTTATGCTTGTATCTTGTAAATCTAATTCTTGTAAATAAAATTTAGATGTATCCTCTGCAACAGTACCCTCTACAACAACAGCATATAGTTTATTATTATACGCTTGTAATGTTCTAACCTTAAGGAAAGGACTTAAAATAAATCTATAAAAAGAAGATTGAATAAGACGTTCACCACTAAAACGAATTGTGTAACAGTATATAGTATTCTGATTATCTTTATCAGTCATATACACAGTATTATAAGCTGACGAAACACACACACTATCAAAGTTTTCTGGTAGGTAATCTTTAACTGCAGCCGAAACTTCAACTGCAGAAGTAAAACCAAGTTGATTTTTTCCAGTAAATAAATACATTCTCCTTTTATCAAAGAAGTATAATTGATTTCCTAAAAGCTGTGGATCAATAACAGCAGCTGCTGCATAGTATGTACTTGGTGATAAAGACACATTGAATGGTGTGATTGATAACTCTTGTCCCGTCAAAGCAGTTGAAGCTTGTAGTTGAAACTGTGTGTCTGATTTCGTATTAACAAACATATAGTTTTCAAAAGGAGTCATTGATCTGATTTCAGCAAATGAATTAGTAGATGCTCTAATATCAATAGGATCAGTATCTACTATATTACTAGGATCGTCAATAAATAAATTTTCATAATCACCTAAGCGAGATGAAAATACTATATCACCTGCAGAAAACCATAGTCTATTTTTAAATACAGCTAATGAATTAATAGGAACATGTCTTAAGTCTATACCATTACTTGTTTTAAATACACTAGGACCTGGGTTCGATGTGTTATCCCCACTATCACGTGGAGTCCATCGCAATGGTTCGGCACTCCAGTTATAGGTTAGGTTAGTGCTTAAAGTAAAAGAAAACTTTTGAGGCATTCTAGCGGGATCTATATAAGAATGCTCATCTTGTGTTCTAATTTTCTGAAGGTATGGGTTTCCGCTACCTGTTCTAACTATACCTTGCCCTGTACCTGAGATTATTGTATGTGTTGTGTCTTCAACAAAATCAATTACTCTATAATACCCAGCCGTTGAGCTTAAATAAGAACCAGCTGTATAATAGATCTTACCACGCCCATCAACATATAATTTGTGAGGGTGAAATTCATCATACAAAGCTTTTAACATAACTTTAGCTTTATCATCTACAGTGCCACTTGTAGAAATTTTGGAGTTATTACCATACCAATCATACTCTTGTGGTGGTAATCGTATTTGACTACTGTTTAATACAGATTGACCTAGATAGTCTAATTCTGTTTTATAATATACGTAATCACGGGCTGGTATAAATGCAGCTAGTGTATTAGAAATTCTATAATTAGTATTACCTGCATATACAGTAACAGCAGAATCTACTGTTACTGTATTTGTTATATTACTGTAGCTTGAAATTAAACGGGTAGTTATTGCACCAGTACCAGCATTCTGCAGTGTAATAGTAAGACCATTATAATAATCTTCTTCTGCATTATTTTCTGTGATTTTATAATATGAGTTTGAGGGAGGAATAATTGAGAAACCATTACCAACAGCAGGGGCTGGTGTGATGGTCCCAGTATATGTTATAGTTGCACTATCCCAATCATAGTTAGTAATAACAACAGGATTACCATTAATGGTTTTTAAATGATATCCTATAAAATTTTTTTCATTTCCCACAGCTTGGGCGGGGCTTAATGTTATTGTTTTATTTCCAATATTCTGGGCATATATATAGCCACTCCAGCCAATACCCTCATTTATTCTAACAGCAGTACCAGCTGTAGTTGCAGCTATTAAAGGCTCGTCAAGAGTAGCTTCAAAAAGATTAGCATCCCAGTCCGCTATTATTCTAGTTTGTCCATTTACTGTGACAAGTTTACCATTATATGTGTCATGATTCCCACTACCAAATGATGTACCATCTTGAAAATATATTACATATCTATCAGTACTGGATTCACTAAGTGTAGTTTCAAAAAAACTTGTAATTTTATACGGAGAACCTGCAGTTAAATATACACCATATGAACTTCCTAAGGTTTGGCTCCAAGTTATTAATCCAGTTTGATAAACGTAAGAGTTTATTTTGAGATATCTATTATTAATAACAAAATATTTACCTCTTATATGTGCGTTATAGTTTAAATTAGTTTCAATAAACGCACTAGTTAAAGTACCTGAAGTATCTGCTGTTAAATCACCAGTTCTTGAAGGCGTTTTATCCCAACATTCAGCTGAATGAGATACTTCATTATAATCAACTATACTTGCTGATAGTTCAGAAGAATTTGTGTATGTAGATGGTTTTACTGAGATTGTTAAACCGTTGTATAGATTAGGTACTGTAGAAGAGCTTGTACTTAACAGTATAGTATTTGCAGTAGAACCTATACGTGTATATCCCGAATGCTTAATTTCAGGATTTTGTAAAGCAACTTCAATACCACTAGAACTAGTACGAACTATACCAGAAGTAGCTTGATCTGCTTTGTAACCAAGACTGATGTCATCATCAGTTCCTAGTCTGTCATCTTCACCTTCATCAAAAACTTCAACAACACGGGAAGCTGAATAATAAGTAACACGCCTACCTTTTAGATCTGGTGTAGTACCCACCGTTCCACTTAAGTTAAACAACATTCCATTTGTACTAGACCCAACTTTATAATCAGAACTAAAACCAGCACAAACATTTCTATTAAGCACTATAACACTAGAGCCTAATGTTACAGCTCTCAGTGATTCTTTGGCAGTTATGTTTAACTGTGTTGGTGGTTTGTATGTAATGTATTTACGAGATACGTCACTCATAGTACCAAGAGCTAGTGCAGTATTATAAGAAATAGGGGGAGTTTGTGCTGCAGCATAAATAGATATAGGAAGATTTTCAGTAGTACCAAAAGGTGAAGATAAAAGTGGGTTAGTAGGGTCCCATTGTGTTGGTGTTGTAATATCTTTCCATGTACCATCTGTTAATAATTGAAAGGTATAGAATAAAGTCTGGGCACCACCAGTAGCTGAGAAATCAACAACAACTAGAAAACGATTCTCTTCATTTACATTATACCAGTAATACCACAAATCGTGATCACGTACTGAGCGTAATGCATAGAGATCAATAGCAGTATTGTTATTACTGAAGTTCCACCTACCATCAGTAAGATTTGGAGCTGAGTATTGAGTTGTATTCCTAAACCCAGTTCTTTTTTCTACGTTACGTTCAAGAGAAACAAAAGCATTATCTATATTTTCTACTTCATATGGTTGTCTCTTACTTGCTGGTTGTCTGCCAGTACTTAAGATAGAAGAAATAGGGATTCTTGTTATAGGTTGTTGTGAAGCTTTTGAATTATTCTTCTTGAACTTAGCCATTTATAATAGTCTCCAGAATCGTCTTAAGGTTTGATCACTACTGTATATGGATCTTTGTGAATGTTGACGTATAGCAGAATCACCTGTTGTAAAGATGTTGTGGTTCTTATCATTAATGTCAGCAGCCTTTCCCTTGATAGAGAATAGGGATTCTTGATAAGCTAAGAGTTGATCAGCTGTTGCATCTCCTTGAGTCAGTGCTTGGTAATGACGAACAGAACTTGCCATGATTGCACGTTGGACTGGCGTATCTAAATTTTCCCATAGTAACTTAGTAATAAACTCAATGTAATAATCAGCTGTTATAAAGACATCAGTATCATCTGTTATATTCCATAGTCGTGCAGGAGAAGACATAATCAATCTTGTCTTAATACGATAACCATCTGTGTTACTGTGGTAGGATAACAACTCAGCTGATATTAAACCTTCTTCATCACCATCACTGGTTGGTAACAGTAGATAGCCCTCAGTTGTTGGATTCAGTTTACGAGTAGCTTTATTATTAGCCATACCTCGTATTTGAAAATCCAAAGAACATTGATTTAAGATTGTTTCAGCAATACCAGTATCAATACCACTAGAGTTATCTAGGTCTGATACTAGGTTCTCACCGCTTGTTAATAACATTTGATTTATAACTTCTAGTTTTGTAATTAAACCCATATGTATCTCCTGTTTAATGAAGCAAAAACCCCCAGATCCCGTTAGAGATCTGGGGGCGTATTTAAAATGTATTCCATTTAAGGAAGTGAATCACTATTACTGAGTAACCGCATACTCTGATGCAAAACCAGTTGTCAATCCATTGCCTAAACCATCTACTGCTGCTTGATTAGAAGTACCAACACTGTTAAGGTGTTGAGCAACAGTAGCTCTGGTAATTGTACCAGCCCCACTAACAAGAAGCTTAACCAGTTCAGGCTTAAGAACTCCTGTACCCTTCATCATACTAGCAACAGTAAACTGCGTATTACGACGAACATCTTGAATTGTATCTACCTTCATTCCCATTAAAGACAAAGCAGCAAGTGCTTCAGCTTGGAAAATAATACCATAGATACTAAAGACTGAACCTACACCAATAGTGGTACTCGTACCTTGACTTCCTGGAGTAACATTATAGGTAAAACCTGCTGCTGAACAGTTAAGGTTATACTTTGATGAGCCAATGTTATTGGCAGCATTCTCAAGAGAAGTCTTAGGAATATGATTAGACTTACAGATCTTAACACCCATATAGTCTAAAGAATCCATCATTGAATTGAGACCCGTATGAATATTAACACCAGCACCATACTCAGGAGCACCAGTAAATAATGGTGTATTAATATAAGCACTGTTACTGTTGATAAGTGTTGTTCTAGGAATACCAAGCGAACGGATAACTTGGAATACCTTAGGTGTAACTACACAATATACATTGTTAATAGGAACATCATTTTCCTGACAAGTAACTGTATAGTTTTCAATTTCTTGAAGAACCTTTAAGCACTCGGTTTCAGTACAAGCTGATGCAACTACCGAAGAACTGATAGTTCCAGGAGCTTGGAAAGCTGCAGCACTAGTGTGTTGATCTGTACCAATATAAGCAAGCGCACCAGCAGCAACTAATCCTACTGCTAACTGTCGATCACGGGTATTAGCTAAAGTAAGACCAGCTTGTCGAGCTAGTTCACTTCGATAGTCCCATTGAGTAATCAAAAGATCAACGTTATCAGTTTCAAAATGTGCTGCCATAGGACGCTTATCAAGATTAACCTTGATAGTTGTACTTGCAGACGTAGTTCCACCAATCAATTCTTCACCAGCATCCCAAGCAGAGTTTAAACTCACTGTGCCTGTAAGAGGAAATTCATATGAGAATCCCCCTGCTAATGCCTTTGTTGTAACAAGAGCTTCAAACATATTAAACTGATCATATGCATTAATAACTTCACCACTCCACAAAGGAAGCCAAAGTTTATTTGCACCTAATGCTCCACCTGTAGTACTTACTGTATTATCAGCACGATACGATACATTACCATTTGCTAAATCACCTACGATTGCCATAATAAAATCTCCAAAATAAATAATTGTTTTCTAAAAATAAGACAATGTTTGTATACATAAATATTAAGTATTCTTTCGAGTTAATATTATATGTGATTAGAACAGCATAGATAACCATTGCACCTTAGTGGGGTTTCTCTATTACTGTTTTCATCTAAGCTAATCCCTCAGTCTTGAGTTGGGTTATGCTTGTAGTTTGTTAAAATCTGTCTGCATCATGCGTTGTTCTACAGCTGCACGATACTTAGGATCTTGTTGAAATCTAGGGTTATTCCTATCTGTATAGAACTCACGTTTAGTTCTATAGGGAATTAATGTTTGTTGTGCTGCCGATGATGGCATCTTTTGATTTGAGTTAGATGTAATTGGTTCTTCTTTTTTGTTGGAAGAATTTACCTTATCATACTTAGCGTTTAAACCAAGCAATGCAATCTCCCAATTAGGAGAAGCTAAGGATGCATTCATATTTTCTTGTTCAGGTTTTGAAAGATTCTTACTTGCCCAAGAAAACAAATCATTTAATTTTTCCTTACCACCAATGATTACACTTGCCTTACTGTAGGCAATTTCAATCTGAGCTTTCTGTCCTTCCATGTACTGGTTGATAACAAAGTCAGGGAGATTAGTTTTTGCCTTTATTAAAGCTTGTGTCTCTTCTGACAGTGTACCTTTAGTAGCATACTCTACAGTCCATGTCTTCCAATCTTCTGAAGATACTTCTTCTTTGGCTGCTGGTGTTACCTCTTCAACCTTCTTATCAGGAATACGGAGTACTCCTTGCTCAAGATCATTGGGGTTTGTTGGTTTAGCTACTACTTCAGGAGTAGCAACAAAGTCTGGATTGGTTGTTGAATCTGCATACTTAGTCTTTAGCGCAGCAATTTCTTGCTTTGATTGAGTGTATTCTTTCTGAGCATTCTTAAGTGAATCAAACCAAGACCCAGCATCTTTAAAATTAGTAGGAATCTTTCCACCTTGATCACGAACATATGCTTCAAAGGCAATGCGTTCTTTACCATCATTACTCAGAGCTTGCTCTAATGGTGCAGATGGCGTTGGTGTATTTACTACCTCAGGAACTTCTTGGTATGTAAATTCTGGTGTCGTATCTATTGAATCGTTTAACATATAAAACCTTTCTGTATACAATAAATAATTTATTAGTACGACTAATAAGTCTATTGTATGAGTGAACACTTACATAATCTATTACGAAATTAATGATGAAAGAATTGCTTGACTGACAGCAGTGTAACCATCACTTGAATTCTTACGGAATATTGTAATATTAGAAGTAACTCCATTAGTTGGTTGTCCACCTGACCACTGGAGAACAGTAGCAACTTTAGTTGTTCCATTATATTGAGTTATAATAGTATCTTGATATGCTGGAGGACTACCACTGCCAGCAACTGTTCCAATGTATAATCTCGAACCATTCCAGTAACCATTAGCAGCTACTGCCAAAGTTCCAGTCAAAGTTATTGATGTTGCTGTTGTAGTTGTTGCAGTTCCAGCATGAGTACTAACATATCCACCAGACAAATGAACTGTCATATCTGATGCGATGTTTGGTGAATTATTAAATTGTTGATAGTATGAATAAACTCCAGTTCCGTAAGCTAAAGTTGCGTATGGCATTAATGTGTTAATATCAACAACAGTCATGTCATTATTTTGAATTGCCATTGTATTTGCTGATTGACGAACTGGTATAAGATCAGTATCAGTTCCACTAGTATCTTCAGAATTTCTTGTAGCACCAACAATAGAAATAATTGCAAGGTCTGCTGCTGGATAACTAAGGGAAGCCCACGCTCTTTTGTACTTATCCCATATTTTCTGATGAGCTACAACCCAAGTTTTGTCTGTATCTGCACCATTAATTCCAGTATGACAAAATAATAGAACTCGACCAGTTCCACCAGCAGAAATCTGTCGTTCTCTCATTTCTTGTAATTGATATTGAAGCCAAGTTGATGTGTCATCTAATACATTAGAAATTCTAGTGCTATCATCCCCTGCTAGATAAGAGTGTGAGTGAACTGCCCATCCTTTTGTTTTCCTGTATAAGGATTGACAGAAGAAAGCTCCTGGACCCCTGGTATATGTATTACCAGTACCAAAATTAAAACCAAGTGCAGTTGCAACATGACCTTTACCATTTGCTGTAAACGATACTTCATGCATATAAAAAGATGGTTGTCCGCCCGCTTCTGACATTTCTACAGTAGAACCTACCAACAAATTAGCACGTCCATTTTCTGCTCCATTACTAAAGACAAGCGGAATAAATCTACCACCGTTTGGCATTTTTCCATATCGAACACGTAAAAAATTTGTTACTCCATTTTGTGAAAGAGGATGAATTTCATCTAGGGTAATACCTTTTGTTTGGTAAAGATTTTCACCTGTGTTGGGAAGATACAACCAGTCGTTAAAGTCTGCGCCTGTTAAAAAAGTTGCTCCTGTTATAGCCCCAACAACGGTTGTAACATTATTTCCACTATGTGTTTCAGATAATGAAAATGTTGTTGTACCATTAGTAGTCCTAATGTAATATACTTTTGGGCTTGTATATCCAACAATAGAACCACCCAATGTTCCAGCACCACCACCACCACCACCAAATGTTCCAGAGATATTTACTGGTTGATTAACTTGTAACAAAGTAGAATCACATAAAAAATCTCCATTAATACTAGTAGTTGATACATTTGTAAGTGTTCCTTGAGGTGATGCCGAACCATATGAAACTAAAGGAGAATTTAAATTCCATACTGCATATGGCACAGCATCTGCATCTGTTGGTGTGCTTGTTGATGCTTGTAATCCAGATTTATAGTTTGCATCTTTAGGGAGGGTATTGTGAGTTCCACGCCAAGTACTGTAAAACCTATATGACGAGAAGGGACATCGATCAATAAATGGAGAAAGACTTGTTCCATAACATGGAGAACCAAGGTTGTTTAATGCTTCGCTCATTCCCGCAAGATATCCATATCCGCTAACAATTGCAGATCCTGTATTACTGTCTCCTATAACAATAATATCAAGACTGGCTTTGTCTTTAACTGTAGAAAAAAGTTCGGATAAGAATATTCCTGCGCGATTACTACCATAGACTTGTGGTCCCCCTCCTTCTATTTCATTTACTACTGATGTTGTTGATTGTGTTAATGGTTTTTCTCTATTACGGTATAGCATTAAATAAATCCTATAAAAGCATTGGCTAAGCCATTTGCTGCGGTTGCTGCAAAATCAATTTTAATTAGACTACATCCCACGGTATCAATTAAAAGCGAAGCTGTAGATTGACTAGAGGTAGCAGTGTAAACTTTGGCATCTCCTTCAGTTTTAGCATGGGTAGCAACAGAGAACATGTTTTGACTGTTAATAGATGTTGCAGTAAAAGTTGTATTTACTGCAGTAACAGTACCAAAGTACAATAGCTGAGGTACAAAGAAAGAACCAACACTAGTTTTTGTATATCCAGTAACCCTCATAACTTGACCAGCAGACAGTGCTGAAAACATAGGTACAATCTTTATATAATTTAAAGATGAGGTTGGAATAACTACAGAGTTTCCAGTAGTTACTGGTGTTGTAGTTGTAGGTGAATCATCACTAAGAGTAGCAATAGTTGCATTTGTGAGGTTAGTAGAAGACAGTAACTTCATTGGATCTTGTACTGTTTTAATTTGAGTCATTGTGTGTGTGTGAATCATTTGTTATTCCTTTTTGAATATTAGTTTGGTTGTTTACCACTTTGTTCTTTTGCCCATAGTTATTGCATCCCTTGTAAGGCTGATATATCTACACCAGATTGTTGTAGAACATCTGCAATACCTTGACCACCTGTTTGTTGTATATCATTAGTAGCTGCTGCAGTTCCAGCGGAAGAAATTACATTACCCATTGATTGTTGTAATTGTTGTTGTTGTTGTTTCTGCATTTCCATCTGTTGTTTTTGTTCTGCTTGTGCCTTAAGTTCTTCGTCTGAGATGACCCAATTACGGGCATCAAAACCAAGTGAAACTATAAGTGCTTTAGCATACTCAGTCCACTTAAAAGCTTGTAATGCTTCTGGTGGTAGATTACGAACCATCTCACCCATCTGCATAAGTTTACTGAGATCAGTGTCACGACTAAGTGCTTGAAGACCTGTCACTACTTCGACAGCAAGAGTACCATCTTTATTAAAGAACTGTTTGTACATTCTCTTGTCTAATGAGTCATCCTCAATCATTAAAAAGATTAAGCGTTTAATAATTGGTTCCATAAGATCACGTGCTATAGCTGAGAATGCCCCACCTAACACGGTCTCTAACTCAGAGCCAACCATACGTACTGCTGTGGCAGTAACACGATCACCTGTTGGCATAGAAGCAGCACTCATTAAGAATGCTTGACCAATTTCTTTACGCATTGTATCTACAGCTAACTGAGCTGCTTGAATCTGAGGATTCATAGTGTGACTAGGCGATACAACAAACACATCTTCCTTACGAGCAGGAACCCATGCTCCAATAGGGGCAGATGCAATGTCATCAATCTCAGTAATACCTGAGGGATCTAAACCTAACCAGAATGCAGTTGAAGCAGCCATACCATCAAGCATAGACTTAGTAAAAGAATCTAATGCTGAGAGATCACCTATCGTATCTTCTACATGGGATCTTCCATAGTTTTCACCAGACATCCCATACCAACGTAATGCCGTAACAGGACAGACCTCATAAACGCCACTAGAAATTTGATTCCCATCAGCATCTTCTTTTGTATAATCCCAAGAATTCTTTTCATTCCTGTGTAGACGACAATATCTTTTCTCATAACCAGACTTAGATGAATATGTATTTTGATAATCATTATTGTCATCTGCTTGGAGATCATATTCAATAAAGATTATTTCTTTAACCTCACCAGAAACTGTGCGTTGCACAACATAGTTATCTAATCGAGTAGTACGAAACTTATAATCATCTTCTAAATGAACTAAAGAATCTCCAACTACAATCAATGATTGGACTGCTTGGTAAATTGTTTCACGTAGGTTTGTTGATATAAGTTTTTGATATACTTGATACGATAAAGTTTCTATGTATTGTTGTATTTCGTTTGTTGGTTCAACCCCTGACTTAAGAGTAAATCTAAAGAAGGGGGTATCATTAACAGGAATCATAGCTGATAACATTCGACTAGCTAACGATGTAACTCCTCGACTACCAACGGATGAGTATGGTTGAGCAAGAGTCATGTTCTCATTCCAACCCATAGGTGGTAATAGATTTGGTATAGTTAAACTAGCACAAATACGGGATCTAAATAACTTAGATGATCTCATTGAGTCTAAGAAATTAAATCTATCAGCTATGCTTGAGTTCATATGTTACTGCCTCTATACAAAGACGAATAAAAATCTAACATAGATTCATTTTGTCCAGTTACAGTACCCATCTTACCTTTAACAGCAGCTTGACCAGATGATTCCATAATAGCTTCACGTTCAGCATCTGCTGATAACTTGCTTGCTACAGATTCTTCATTCTTGAGACGATCTCTTTCATCTGCTTCTCTTTTTAATCGTTTTATTTCATCATCTTCAGCTAAAGCTCTACGTTCTTTTTCTTGTCTTTCTTGATAAGCTCGTTCTTCTGCTAACAATGTTTGTTGTTGAGCAAAAGACATTCCTCCACTAACTTTAGGCGCACCCATATTAATTACCTTCCTTTTGTTTTATAATAACAGCTTTTAATTTACTAATAACTTCTATTTGACCTGCTCTAAATGCACATCTACGTATGAACTCTGTAGTTTTTAACTCAGGGTCGTACAGTAGAGGGGGATACAATTGCTCCAGTACCTTTACTAGGTCTGGATCTATCCTTGGAAAGTTCTCTAACTTCATTTGTAAGTTCCTTTATTTGTATGTCTTGTTGTTCAGTTAACTCGTAAAGTTCCGTAAGCATTTTACGTACATCTAACATAGTTAGTAAACTTAATCCCAGTGTCAGTTTTGTTTTTAACATATTTATTATTCCTTTATTTTAACTCACAACCACCAGATGAGCAAGCTAGATCGTGTGATGATGTTGTTGAATCAGTCATCTCATAGTTTATTAGCTGAGAGAAATCAACTGCAATCTTTGGTGTCATGTTGTATGTCCTAGCATCAATGGTTTCAAAGGGAGCTTGAGCATATGTATGATCAGACTTAGGTAAGAAAGCAATACCACTAATCTTATCAAAGTTTTTCCATACCCAATTACCAACCTCAAGAAACTCATCCTCAGTATAGGATACAGTGATACTTGGTTTGTGATGGCAGTAGTATTGTTGGTAGTCCATCCATAGATTCAAATGTTCCATAGCCCCAAGGCTAAGGGAGGTTGTTGTATCTACTGGAGCTTTCTGAGGGAACGTAAGCACAGCAGTAGACGCAGGATTAACTACGCAATCTTCTACCAAGATATTCTGATCCTTCATAAGTTGATACAAAGGATCTTTCTTGTCAATGCGTACACGTCTGAAGTAGAACTCAGAGTACCTAGGATGCAATCCACTTGATGCGTTGGCAAGGCAACTAGTAGTACCCTCAGGCTTGATACAACAGATAGACTTACTGGGTTCAATACCAAGTCGAGTGGACCAAGTAAGGTTAGTGTATTCAGCTGTCTCCTTGAGCACCTCTAGGG